TTATCACTGGTAACTACATGCACTACTTTCCTGAAACAACTAAACATGCTATAGGTGTGAGCCTAAACCAGTACGTTGTGAAGAGAGATACGTATGGAACTTTACTTGAAGTTATAATCTGCCAGAAAAAAGCCTTAGGATCTATGCCCGAGGAAATCAAGAGCAAGGTAAAAGCAGACTACCGTAACAGTCACATCAAAGATGACACTGAGGTATCTCTGTACACAGGGGGCTTGCGTCAACCTGATGGTAAGTACAAAGTATATCAAGAAGTCCTTGGTGTGGTGGTAGGGAAAGAAAGCCTTATGAAGGAAGAGAACATCCCTTTCACCATCTTAATGTGGAACCACACTCACGGTGAAGATTACGGCAGGGGCTTGGTAGAAGATCATGGTGGAGATTTCCATGTTATTCAAATACTTTCTGAGGCTGTAGCTAAGGGTATGATCTTGATGGCAGACATCAAGTACCTTGTTAAGCCCGGAAGCTACACAGATATTGACCACCTTGTTGAAAGCCCAACTGGGGAATTCGTCAGTGGCAATATTGATGACATTGGTGTTCTACAGCTAGAGAAATACGCAGACTTCTCTCCTATCGTTGAAGTCCTTAGGGACTATGAGCGAAGGATTGGTGAAGCCTTTATGGTATCTCGGGCAGCAAGACGAGATGCAGAAAGGGTAACTGCTTATGAAATCCGACAGGATGCTGCTGACCTTGAGCTGGCCTTGGGTGGTGTATACAGTCACCTGTCTGCTATCTGGCAGAAGCCTAGAGCTATGCGGCTTCTCAAGATGGCTATTGATAACAGCAATTCTGATTTGAAACTAGGGGACTTTAGTCCAGAGATTATCACTGGTGTAGAAGCCTTAGGTAGAATGAACGAGCTTGACAAGATCATGCAATTCACAGAGATGCTTCAGATGACTAACTCATGGCCTGAAACTATGCAACGTAGAGTGCAATGGGACAAGTTCAGTGGCAAGGTAGCTGCTGAGATTGGCCTAGAAATAGACTGGTTAATGAATGATGAGCAGTTCAAAGAGATGCAGCAGGCTGAACAGAAAGCAATGATGGAACAGAAGATGGCAGCAGAAGCCAGCAAAGCAGTTCCTGATATGATCAAACAAGGAGGCCAACAGTGAGTACCGAAGATACAACTGTAGTAGAAGGAACAGTAAGCACAGCTAGTTCAGAGGATGTAACTCCCGCAACTACTGAGGGTGCAGCCAATGCAACTGAAGAAAGCACAAGCACCACGGAAACGACAGAAGGCACAGGCGTCACGGAGGCGGCAACAAAGCCAGAAGTAACAAGTGAAGAGTCCAAGCAGACTTCCACTGATGATTCTGGTGAAGCAGACTTCTATTTCAATGGACAACAAGTTCAAGTAGAAATTCCTGAAGACCTGAAGGGTAGTCTTGATGCTGCCGGTGTTAACGTAGACTCAGTTATGAAAGAGCTTTACGGTAAAGATAGTGACTTTACTTTGTCTGATGACACAAGAGCACCCTTGGATGAGAAGTACGGCAAGGTAGTTGTAGACACCTTCCTTAATGCAATGAAGAGCCAGAACGAAGGCATCCTTAAAGGTGCTACTGAAGCTCAGAACGCTGCAAGCGAAGCGGATAAACAAGCTGTTGAGTGGAGCAACGAAGTTGTTGGAGGTGAAGAAAACTGGAACTCCCTTGAATCATGGGCAACTGATAACCTAGAGGAAGGAGAGATTACTTCTTTCAATAAGGCTATGTCCAGCGGTGACAAGTGGATGCAAGAGCTTGCTATCAAAGCTTTGAACGGAAAGATGCAATCAGCAGAAGGAGACACCACAGCAAACCTAGTCTCTGGTGACAGCTCTATTGACACTGGTTCTGGTGCTGGATTATCAGGTCAAGACTATATCAGTGAAATGACAACTACTGCGTTCCGTGCCTTGAAAGGGCATGAGAAAGTTAATGCACAGAAACAACTCGACGCCAGACGTAGAACGGGAATAAAGCGAGGGCTTTAACCCGGACTATAGAAGGAAAGGCGTTTTAAAATAATTTAGGAGGTACAAATTGTCCACTACTAACAATACTACCAATCCGGCAGTATCCGCCTCAGGTGAAGTCGATACGCTACTGATTGAGAAGTTCACAGGTAAAGTAAAAGAAGCTTACATTCGTCAAGAAAACCTATTGCGTTTCTTTGATGTACAAATGGTCGTTGGCACCAACATGGTTTCTGAGAAATTCATGGGTGATACCCAACTACAGATCCTCTCTCCCGGTCAAGACCCGGAAGCTACCACCACTGAGCAAGACAAGAACGCTCTGGTAGTTGACACTACTGTAATCTCTCGTAACGCCGTTGCTATGTTTCACGACATTCAGAACGATATCGAAGGTTACAACTCTAAGCTGTCCATGAACCAAGCGAAGCAACTTGCTCGTTTGGAAGATGAGATGGTAGTACAGCAGTTGATCTATTCTGCACAGAGCAACACCCTTGCCGAGCGTACTACTGCTCGTGTATCGGGTCACGGCTTCTCTTACCAGATTAGCATCTCCGAAACACAGGCGGGTGATCCTCAGAATCTGCAAGCTGCAATCGAACTGGCTATCGAGAATATGATGACTGGTAAAGATGGCGGTGATGGTGTGGAGCTTGATGATATTTATATCATGGTTCCTTGGATTGAGTTCAACGTCCTTCGTGATGCTGAGCGTATTGTAAACTCAGACTACAGCACCTTCCAAGGGGAGACTGTAAACGGCTTTACTCTGAAGAGCTACAACGTACCTGTCATTCCGTCCAACCGTTTCCCGCGCATTGCGCCGAACGGCACCGATGTAGTGAGCCGTACTGCTCAGTTGAGCAACGCAACAAATGGTCAGCGTTACACCGCTAGTCTGGATCAGGCTAAGTCCAAAGCTATCGTGTTTAAACCTGAAGCTCTGCTTACTGGTAAGACCATTGATATGACTGGTGACATCTTTTGGGATCGTCGTTCTAAGTCATGGTTCGTTGACACCTACCAAGCAGAGGGCGCAATCCCTTCCGCATGGGATGCTGTCTCCGTAGTTGACGTAGTTGGTAACACCAAAAATACTGCTGTTAGCGAACGTGCTCTCCGTAAGGTAACTAAGACTCAGACTGCAACATAAGAGTCTAGCAATCAAGCCTCGTCCCTAATGGGGCGGGGCTATTTTGTTTAGGAGGAATAATGGAACTACTTAATACGGAACTTGATGCAGTGAACCTATGCCTTGCTGGTATTGGTAGAGAGCCTGTCTCAAGCCTAGAGACTGCCGACCTAGATTCCGCTATGGCAAGAGCTGTTATCCAGCAGTCCAGTCTTGATATCCAAGTAAATGCTGGTAGAGGTTGGTGGTTTAATACTGAAAGAAAATGGAACTTGCAACCTGATAACCTAGGAGTAATAAAGCTACCTAACAACACCCTTAGTATTGTAGAGGCAAGAGCAACTTTCTATGACAGAGGTGAGAGACTTACTATCAGAGGTAACAAGGTATACGATACCGATGCTCACACTTTTAACTTAAGAGATATTGTTAATAGAGATGGTACAATAACCTTCTCTCTTATACTTGCTCTGGAGTACGAAGAGTTACCGATGACTGCCATGTCTGCTATTGCTTGGAAGTCCCGTAGGGTGTTCGCTGATGATACTGTAGGTGATGAGGTTCAGCACCAGATCAATATGAGGGGAGAGAACAGAGCATTTGCATCTCTTGAAGTTGAACACCACAGGACTGCTAGGAAGAACTACCTTAGAGATAACGCACAGATCCGCAGCAGGGTAGGTCTCATAGGCGGCAACAACAATATGTACCGATAGGAGGAACAGATGGCTCTAACAACGAGTGCATGGGCTAGGCCCATTCAAGGTGTTTCACAGCAACCACCTAAGATAAGGCTGGAAGGACAAGCTAGTATTCAAGAGAACGCTATAAGCTCTGTAGTAAGTGGTCTGAGAAAACGTCCGGGTACTGTAAGGGTAGGAACTCTTACCAATAAACTTCCAGAGAATACAGCTTATCATTACTACAACAGAGGTACAGGAGAAGAGTACGTAATAGCTATTCCACCTAACAGCCTTCCCCGTGTATTCGACATATCTGGTGAAGAGCTAGTAGTTGAGAACTCCCTGCTTTCTACTGGATACATATACAATTCAAACCCTCTTGACTTCATGCGTTTTTCTACTATTAGTGACTTCACCTTTATAGTTAACAAGACTGTAGTTCCTAAGGAAGACCCGGAGAAGACACCAGAACTGGATAATCAGGCAATAATAAACTGTCAATTTGCTGACTATGGTAGGACTTACTCTATTTCTCTTAATGGGACAACTGTATCTTCTTATACAACACCTGATGGTAGTGAGCCTGAAGACATAAATTATGTAGATACTTCTGTAGTTGCAGAGAGACTATATAATAACTATGGAGATCCTAGTGTTGATAGGATTTATACCCAACAGTTTGAAGATGCCTCTTCTGATACACCTGATAATATTATTTTCTTAAATGGAAAAACTTATGAGGCTGTATACCAAGCGGTTAATACGGGTACAGGACAAGAACCTAGCTACGAGGATGTTTTCCAGTATTACGAAGCAACAGATAGCACTACCTTAGGAGAGATCGCTGGTTACGAGTTTACCCTAGAAGGCAATACGATACTGGTAAGAAAGCTTGACAGCTCAGATTTTGATATATCAACGACAGATGGCGCAGATGGCAGAGACCTCTTTGTTGTAAAGAATTTGGTAAAGCAAGTAACGGATCTTCCTGTTTACGCTCCTGTTGGTTATAGGGTGGAAGTTGTTGGTCAGGGTAACAGCAGCGATGACAACTACTGGCTAGAGGCTCTTGGTACAGAGGGATCAACGGTACGGTGGGTGGAGACATCAGGGCCTGAGCAAAGTGTTGGGCTAGATGTATTGACTATGCCTGTTGTTCTTATAAGAGATAGGTTTGAGTCTGGTAAGGCTGTGTTTATTATAAAGGAAGGGCCTTGGGAAGATAGAGTTTTTGGTACAGAAGAAAGTAACCCAATGCCATCCTTTGTACAAGATGGTGTACCCCTAACTAGCATAGGAACAATACAAAACAGGTTGTCATTGACAGCAGGGGAGTCTGTTATATATAGCAGAAGCAATGAGTTCTTTGACTTCTTCAGAAGCACGGTTAGAACCGCACTGGACACAGATCCTATTGATGTTTACGCAGATACCAACAAGGTTAACTTCCTTGAGAACTCTGCTATCCTAGATGGTGACAGGGTATTCTTCAGTAGCAATGGACAGTTCTTGCAAAGCGGAAGAGAGCCTATAACTAAGAGCAACGCAACTTTGCAGTTCGCTAGTACATTTGAGAATATTGCTGATTGCCCACCTGTTGCCTCAGGCGATGTTATCTTCTTTGCTTTTGCTTACGGAAGATTCTCTGGGATAAGGGAGTTCTACACCGACAGCTTCACAGACACAAAGAGAGCTAGACCAGTAACAGACCACGTAGATGAATACATTGTGGGTAGAGCAAAGCAATTAGCTACAAGCACAAACAAGAATCAGCTTCTTGTGTTAGCTGATGACCCTAATGTAGTCTATGTTTACAACTGGTTGTGGCAGGGAGAGGACAGAGTTCAATCCTCATGGAGTAAGTGGATATTTGAGGGTGAGGTACAGTACATAGCTTACGACAACGACACTATCTACATACTCATAAATAGAGAAGGTAACCTTGAGCTTGAGCGTATTGAAACAGGAGACCCTGATGATAATGGTCTTTCATTCTCTGCTAGGCTAGACAGAAGATTTCAAGCAACCGCCTTCAAGACCAATGGGCAATGGGCTGTTGAGATACCCTATGGGTATGCGGGAGAAGGATTAACTCTTGTACGAGGTGATGGCTGTTTTGATTCTGGTGTAACAATGACATTTAGTAGGGCAGGACAGCAAGTCTCTATAGAAGAGGACATAGCTCCAGATGACGTGTCTGAGGTTTTTATTGTGGGTGGAATAAAATACAACATGGTATACCAGCCAACGATGCCTTTTATCAAAGACAGAAATGGTAAAGTGATAGACACAGACAGGCTTATTATAAATGATGTTAATATCAATTATGATAAGACAGGACTAACCCAAGTTGTTGTTGAAAATGAGTGGGGAGTGACAAGAAATTACGAGTTCAATAGCAGGGTTATTGGTGGCTTCAGTAATATTATTGGCTTTGCACCTATCCTTCCGGGTAAGTACAGCTTTCCTATCAGACAAGAATCAGAGAAGATAACATTCAAACTAATCACGGACAGTCACATACCTTTCCAACTAAGAGATATGGAATGGAGGGGTAGGTTCACACAAAGGGGACGCCGTGTATGATCTTAAATAGGAGGAAAGCATGGCTATAGCAGCAGTAGGTGCTTTTATCGCGGCTAACGCTGGTACAATAGCAGCAGTAACGGCTGCTGGCTCTGCTATGATGCAGGGCATACAGGCCCGTAACGCCGCGCAAGCAGCAGAAACACAGAGGAAGCAGAAGAACGCAGCCGCTTTGAACTCTATGCAAGACCAGTACAGTCAGTTGTCAGGAGCAGAAAAAGACTCTAGGCAACGAGCTGTTGAGGAGTCTATGGCTAATCAAAGGGAGTACGCATCTAGGCGTTCCAAGATTAGTCT